CCGGACGCACATAGGCCGGACGCACATAAGGTGCCACTGGATCCCGCACTAGACCTGCTGCAAGATCTCCCCACAACACCAAGTTACCCGAAGTGTATGGTGGCGGTCCGTATTCGTCCATCCACCACAGGGGCATTTCGCTAAAGCCCAACATCTCCCAAGGTCTAGAGGTAGGATAGATTGTGTCGTAGAAATAGTTGTAAATGCCGCGCCAGGCTCCCACTGCTAGAGGATCACCTGTGAGTTTGTTTGATGCAGTTGAATAGTTCCAGGTGAACTGATTGGTTTTTACATAATCCTGTGCCTTGTAATCTAGCTTGTTCCATCCCACCCAGGCTAAGAAATCTTGATTCAATATATCTTGAACTTCAAGAAGAGAATAGTCAGTGGTGCGGAATTCTCCTGGGATTACATCTGCTGCTGTAAGCGGAATTGGGTTACCGTCTAGTTTTAAATTGTTATAGATCCTGGTTTCGTATTCTAACAACAATTCATCGCGGAAATCATTGAATGCCCTAGTGATTGACCCATCGTGCCCACGGATTACAAATACTGGATCTACATATGTGGTATCTAAAAAGATCTCTGGCACGTAAGCAGGATACAATCCTAGTTTGGTAGGAGTGTTAGGAACATAGTTACCGTAGGTTGCTTCGTATTCTTGTATGGTAACAACATCACCAACAGACAATGGCACCAAGATAGTGATAGTAGGAGCATCTGTGCTGACTATGTATTCAACACCTCTGGTCAATAGTCGACTTTCACCATTGGTGTAAGAGCCACTGAGATATACCAGCAAGGCTTGATAGTTGGCTGATTTATAGTTGTATACCTGTGTGAGATCAAATACCTGTGTGGTAATTGGGGTTACCGTGGTTTGTATCTGTGTATAAACTGTGCCAATAGGCAGCATGTCTGACCAGTAGAATGGATTTGAACTATTACGTGCTACATTGATCTCAGAAAATACTGCATTGAGTATTTCCGGGATGGTCATGTTTACATAATCGCCAGCACCTGCTTGATTTAAAAATTGTGCTTTGAATTTTTGATATTCTCTTGAATTGTATTCCAGTGAGGCAAAAATATCGTAGTCTGGTTCGCGCAGGAAATATCCAGCCAAAGTCATTGGAGAACTCTGTTGTAATATGATCAGTCCATAAGGAATGATATTACCTAGATCTCTGGTGTTGTTAGCACCATTCGCAGCGCCTGTTAAGTTAACTAGATTCTGTGTGATGCTATCGTAATGTGTTCTGATAGTTCCCAATGTGAGATATGGACTATTACCATTCAATGGATTATTTTCCAAGTTGATAGGAACTTGATAGAATCCTACTTTACTGACCTGGTCACTGAGTGCCAATACTTCTACAACATCACCATACACTAGTTTTGTTCCTGGATTGATCGTTATCACAGTGTTGGTATCTGTGGTAGTTACTGTGTATGTTGTTGGATCCTGGAACAAACTGCTGTAATTCTGTGAAATACTTGTGGCGTAAAATTTAACACTAGGAATGGAGCCAGTGGGCAGCACCGCCACATCCAAGATAAACGGTGTTGTTGCTGCCATCACAGTAGGCAGCACAGTTTGAGAAATGCTGACTGAGTAAGTTCCTATTCCACCTGTGCCGTTGATAAGGCCAGTAATCTGGGTGCCAGTTGCTACGCCTTTTCCACTCAGTCCCTGGCCTATCTGTAGAGATGACCCATCTGCTGGTGGTGTAGTGATCGTGAGTGTGGTTTCATTTATGAATCCGGTAATAGCCACTGGCGCATAGGTAAAACTGAATTGTTGATAGATTTGGCTCTTGACTGCGGCTTTTTGCCAGCCGATTTCCTTTTGATACACAGTTCTGTTTTCATACTGTCTTACATAGCCCTTGCTGATATTTTCAGTTGTGCTGACATTGTCTCTGGTGTAGATGAATGTATCTACATAGAGATTGTTATCAAATACGATATCTCCGATATTGTTCAAGCTGAGATATCGCAGGGAGAATCCCAGCACAGTATCTTCAATACCGCTAGTGCCCAAAGCGTAGCTAAACAACGCACTACCACCAATGATATCTCCGAGATTGTTTTTGGTTGTTCTAAAAGTTGAACTAGGATAGACCACACTATTACCCAAGCTATATCCAGCCTGATCATACACATCAAACATCGGTGATTGATTTACTTGGGTCTTTTGTTGTGATTGGATCCACTGCACACCGTCATAGTAAAAGGTCACACCTTGCAATGTATTACCACTGAGACATACCACACATTGATCTATCAGTGCCTGTGCATCATCTGCAGGCACAAGATCAATAACAGGTTGTTCGTTGAGTAATGTGCTGTCATGCAATTCATCTGAGGCTGGACTGATAAAGGTAACCACATATACTTTATCGCGAACTTGCGGATCAGAATCAAGGGCAAAAATAACTCTATTGCCTTGTTGTAATTCATATCCGTCCACATAATATCCGGTAGCACCATTGACATTTGATAATGCATCGCTTTGATTGAGGTCGATCACGCTCACTGGTGCTTTGGCCTGTGTGCCCATGTTATACAATCGTGTGCCACCTCGGAACTCAATAATAGGTCTTTTAGCGCGGAATGTGTTATCTAACACAGCCGTGGTATTGTTATAAGCAGCGGCTGCGGTTATTACATCGATATGGAACCAACGATTTGATCTTGTCCATGCATTTAAATCTGGACTGTCCAAGGCTATGGTAAGATAGTCGGGATCCAGGGGTTCATTCAATGTGCCGTCCCAATTACTGGTATCCCAGGGCACAAAATCCCAAGGCAAACTAGCAGTTCTTACAATCTCTGGGGTGATATAATTGGTAACTGGCAATAGCTGTATGGCGGTGCCTACACCGGCTACATAATAGGTCTGACTTTGATAACTAGACGGCACCACTGTGCCTTCAAATGTGATTTTGAGATTGTTAGTAAACACTACTCCATTTGGAGATGTGTATGTTTTCTTGCCCAGGATATCAGTTATCACATTGATAGAGTCTGAATTGACTTGATCCACCAGTCTTATCTGTCCAAATATGTCCGGGTTAGTTCCGTCTTGATACCACAGCAGATCTTTCACAGCGGTCAGTAGAGGTATCTGTTGGAAGTATCCTTCGGCATTGCGATACCATTGAGTGCTACTCCATTCGGCACCAAACAGCACTGTGAACTTGCTGAGATTTGGACAGGCTGTAACAGATGTGAGATTCAGTATAACATCACCGCCCACGGTGTTTTGATACTGGATCAACCACACGCTGTATCTGGTATTCACATCCAGGATTGGTGTGGCCTGATCATAGGTCAGATTATCGTAACTGCCAGGCAATCCGTTCTGGCTGTCTAATCTCAGCAGTGGGTCGAATTGTGTAGTGATCACCCATCCACCATCCTGTGGATCTGTTATAGTGTTTGTAAAAACTATAGTGCGACCATCGAGATTGGTAATACCGTCAATGCCGTTGGGGTTTTGCTCCAGGAACACTGACAATAGTATATTGTTGACTTGATCAAATTTTAAAGTGGTGGTCAACAAATCTACCTGCCCTGGCGTGGGCACTGTGTCTATCAGTGGTAGATTGTAGTAAAATTGCTGAGCATTTTTATAAGGCACATCAAAGCTCACCACGCCAGAGTCTTCACCGTTGTTGGTGACTCCATACACATCTCTTGAACTTATGTTAGGAGCATATGGTAAACGACCGCTTATACCTGGCTCAGATTGTATCCAGAACTGGTTGGGTGCTTGATTTACTGAGAATTTATAGTTTCCGCCACGGACCAATGTGAGAGCTGGATTATCGCCCAATATGGTTGAGAAATCATAGGCAGTATCTGTCCTAGTGACCTCAAAAGTTTCTGTGGTTGGTATAGTGGTTGGACTAACAATCACAGATAGTGGTCCACCGGGCAACCAATAATATTGACTGTAATTTGAAAACTTGTCAAAGTTTATGAAAGGATCCCAAGTGTAATAATCACTGGTATACAATCTTGCGGCATTATTAGTGAACGCACCTTGCCGTGATAATGCGTCAGATATGCCAGGATAGGTGATAGCACCAACTAGATGGTCACCAGTGTCAGGCGCAAACTTGACCACACCGGGTTCCAGTTGATAATTGGCTCGTTCGGCAGTGGGTTCTACTACGTAGTAGTCATTGGGATTTACCCCAGGGCCAACTCTTCTTCCGATATAGCCTTGTGTTTTTTTGAATTCTGGCTCCTGAACCAATTGATCCAATGTAGCCGCCAGGAACTGACGGTTGGTGCTGGTTTGAAAAATTGGTGGTAGAAAATCTACGGTTCTAGTTGTGGCCATTAAATTACTCCACTGCCTGGTGCAGTTTTGATATTAGTCGAAGTCAATGCAGTTATTACTTCCACTGAGCTTACGCCAGCGGCATTGACAAATATTTCATTAGGAGCTGATCGTATCTCATACAGATCACCAAAGTATCTGTTGGGATCAACTGGCACTAATACCACTGAACTCACTATGCCACCCATGTTTCTGTGGATGTATGCTGCTAGTTCGGAGAAGTAGAACGTGTCTCCAAAATTCCAAATAGCAATATCAAAGTATTGATTGAGATTGGCCACCACTAGAGTTTTGATCTCACTCACACTAGCAGTTGAATTAGCTGCACGGATGACCTTGATAGTTGCACGAAGATTTTCAGCAGCCTTGGGGCCAAACAATGGTTTAAAAGTCACAGAGTTCAACACTATATTGTCAGAAATCATCTTGTAACTTTCAAGAGCTTGATACGCTGTGGTCAGTTGATTGATTGTAGGAACATCTGGCTCAGGCACTGTGCCTGTGCTGTCTGTGATCCAATTTTGATAAGCAGTATAGTAGGCCTGTGTGACCACATATAAATCAATAATATTAGTGGTTCCTGGATCGATCCGGTCAGTCAACGGAGCATTGTGTCTATATTGGAAATACAATCCATTACGCCCTACTTTTGCTAACCATTCGATGCTGACATCAATCAAACTGCGAACTCCATACACGTCAACCACTAGTTGATAGAATGCGCCAATTTGCCCGGCAAGCGGACCGGTGTTGATGAGTTGGTCGTAAGCATAAAAAATCTTACCAATCACATATTCTGTTTTAACTGCTTCAATGTCGTCTAATGTAGCATATTCGCTGGTCACTCGCTCTGGTTCTACCAAGATATATCGTTGTAGATTGTTGAAGTCTACAGTCTTTTCAAAGAACACATATTTTGAAGTGGGGTTTATATTGGGTGCCACAATCTCATCAAAGAAATCTGGATCATCTGTGACCCCATCACTGTTAAGATCTTCGTAACTTACTACTACTTGGAAATCATCAACTAGGCCATCAACTTGCACAGGTTGTCCAATAATCTTGAGATAGATATCTGTAGGCAGTGGACTATTGGAATCAGGCAAACTGTTGGTCTTCAAGACATTAACAAAATCACTGATCACATTTCCCACCCTAGGATCATAGATGCGATTACCAGTTTCAAAGAAGAATCTGGTCTGTAACACAGATCCAAAATTATAAGCAAGAGATCTGCTGGTCACGGTATATTTTGATCCGTTGTTCACGGCCTGTATCATCCAACTAGCATCTTGATTGGTGCCCGAGGTGCTACCAGCGTTGGCCAGACTGAAATCTGCATCCACTGCTAGATTGTTACTGGTAATCAGATACCAGGTGTAAGGTGTTCCGGTCACGATGCCAGTGTTATCATACCCCAAGCCAAAGTTTCTATATAATAAAACTTGATTAACAATGTCGGTTTGTAAAGTTGTAGGCAATGTGGTGACCAGTATAGGAATCACTACTTCGGGTATTGCGCCAGTGGGCACAAACACATTCAATGCCACAGGTCCTGTGCCGTTGACAAAATTGCCCACACCTTGATTGGTGCCATCCAGATAGACACTTAGAGGACTAGCCCAGAAATAATATCTTTCATTTGCTGCTGTAGGAATTCCAAGTTTTAATCTATTATTAGAATCAAAGAAATACCCAGCAGGTGCTGCAAATTTTATCAAGCTGCCCACTGTGATAAACTTGGCATTGGTGCTAGAATACGTGCCCAACGCAACAGGATATCCCAATGAATTTACAAAAAATCCAGTGGTCTCGTTGGCCAATGCGGTGCTCTGATTCCAGGAGATATTCAACACAGCCAGATCTGGTCTTGTGAAGTTGGCATAATAGAATTGTGTGAATTCTTTTGATGTCAGCAATGGCTGAATCTGATTGGTCACTACACTAGCAACCTCGTTAGTGGTAGCCCAGGTAAAAAAGAAAGAAGGCAATAGATTTTCTTTCCAGATGGCACCATCAGATGCAAACACATTTGTTGAACTGTATTTGCCAGTATTGTCTACTAGATCAAGATAGCGGCTGGTGCCAATACTGGCACGATTCAATGCATAGCTCTTGATGATTGAATTGAATTGTGTGAATGGAAAGTTTGTGTAGTCCTCACCATTGACCATGCGATTCTGTGTGTAATATCTAGCCGGAGCACGTTGTTTGATCTCATCCAGTGTTTCACGGGCCTGAGCATTACTCACAGGAGTGGTAATGCCACAAGTAAATGTGATAGTCTGTAGTTGTCCTGTTCTGCTGACATAACTGAGTGGGATGACTACACTCTGCATCTCTTCTGGATTGATGATGTATGTTAGACCATTGCTGGCACGCACATAGGCACGGAATAAACCCACTGGAATGGAAGAAAACACTCCATCACCAAAAGTCAATGTGATTTGATCATTGGCTCTGCTCAGTGTTGAATATAATTTTCTTTGATCAGGAGCTAATTGTTCTTGTGCTGCTGCATACACTGATTCCACATATCGCCATTCGCCAGTGATGGTGCCTACATTGTCTAATTGAAATAGCCAGCGATCTTTGTTATTAACACCTTCGATGTTGATATTCACTGTGCGGTTGGGAATACGTTCAGCTAGATTAAAGTCTTGATTCTGCAACACACCTTGTTTGAAGTAAAAGAAAAATCCTGTGTTTGCACTGTCAAATCCCAATGAATCATTACGGAACAACACATTGAATTGCCCGTTGGGTTGAGGCGCGGGTTCATAGATGAATGGTGCGGTGCTAGAAGTTCCAACTGATGTGGAATTCACTGCCTCGAACGGCATGCTCACTCCATCCACTGTGGCTGTGTATGGCACTACCGGCAAGAAGCCCGGAACCAGATTCACAGTGTATTCATTGGTGTCTACACCCACTATGGTGGCACGATTGCCTGGATGGCCTATGCGTTGAGTGTCTATCAATGATGCGTTGATCACTGCTGTGAATTGTTCTGCCCAATTAAAATTAGTTGGGTCATTCCAGTTAATAGTAGCACCAGACAGATTGATACCGTTGATGTCAACTACATTCTCTGTGGTCTGCACACTAAACACTTTGAGATAGCCATTAGCAGCGGTATTGCGTTTGGCAGTATAGCTCACTAGATTTGCTAATCGAACCACACTGTCTCTACGTTCTGCTGTGTCTATGTAATTTTCTCTGGTGTTGAGGTCATTACGAAAGCTCATGGCCTGACCCATGAATGCTATCACATCTAATAGTGCTATGAATTCCGACGATTCAATGTAGTCATTGAACGTTTCTGGATAGTATTGACGCAGATAATCTACAAAACTTTTACGTAATGCTTCAAAGTCGTAACTTTGGAAATCCGCTTCTCTATAGGTCTGATAGATGCGTTTCCAATCTTCTACCCCGAATACAACTGTTTGTCTAGTAGTGCGTGCCATGATCGTCCATTGTTATCTGTTATTTACCGCAAATATAAACGGCTGCTTTTATGCGAAATTTGCCATTCTTTGTTGTTGGTTAAAGAACACACTCAACAACTGGGCATCTGTATTTGGAGCAAACTGTATTGCCAATTCAATCAATATACCATTTTCCTGAGGATATATGTTCATGTCTGCGATAAGAACTCTAGGATCCCCCGAGGCCACACGTTGTAGCTCTCGCATGATGGCATCATTGGTAGTCTGATCTTGATTTTCAAACAACAGATCCCAAAGTGTGGTTCCGTAACCAGGACGTCCGGGTATTTGCCCCTGTATGATGTTGAAAGCGTTTAACAGATCACGTTTGATCAGTTCAGTATCAGTCAGAGTGAACTTTTTATACTGATTTTGTGTATTAAATCCAATGAATGTGGCCATGTTGATATTTAGTCGTCTTTAAGGACCACTATCGGCGCCGGCATCAGGAGGTGAGTCACGTAAACTGTTGGGAGAGTCAGCAGGATCTCCGTTGCCAGCAAATTGAGCTGCTCTTTCAGATTTTCCTTCACTGTCAATTTGTCGTTGAGCTGCTTCGGCTTCGGCTTCTCTGGCCTGAGCTTCTTCTGCAAATCTAGCCAATCGGTCAGTTTCGGCAGCAGTTTCATTTGTCGCTGGTGCCACAGCTGGTGCCACATTTCTTGCGAAAAAAGATGCCACTGCTATAATGGCTCCGAGAGCCGGAAACGCAGACAATGCAATATTCAGCGCCACCTTGGTGGCAGCAGGATTATTAACTGCGGTATCTTTTATAGATGCCAACGCCGCTGAGATCGTCTGTGATGCCGATTGACCGGGTGCCGGAGTAGCATTTTGCCCGGATGTAGTAGTTGCTGCTCCAAAATTAACACCACCACCACCGAACATGGCTGCTTTGTCAGCAGACGTAATTCCGCTTCCTAGTGTAGGACTGTCTCCGCCAATGGTAACCGGTTTTCCGTCGCCGCCCAGCACCGCTGCACCGTCGGCAGTTCGCAATATGCCATTATATCCTACGGAGAGTTGTTGCCCTCCAGATCTAGATAATTCTTTGTTTATAGCTTCCACCACCTTGGCCTGATCACCTACATTATTGAGAGCAGTCACTGCACTCTGAACAGCAGCCTGTGCAGCAGCATCAGATGTTCTTGCAGCAGAGGCACCAGCTGATGGGAACCTAGGCGGCACTATATTAGTATTGCCAATTACCGCTGCTGTGGCTTGATTTACATTCTGTCGATACACTGTGTTTGTATAGCCCTTGGCCACCACAATTCCCAGTGAAAGAGCGCCGATGCCAGCAGCTATATTTTGATTCTTAGTGCCAAATACGCTGCCATAACTTGACGAATTTATAAAACTACTAATGGGATTATTTCCAGTAGTCACGGTGTTGTTGTTTAGCCATTGTGTAGTAGGTTCTACGCCATATTTGGTTGCTGCATTTACCAAAGGTCCCACAGTGTCTGCTGATTCATTTCCGTTGAGAGTTCCGTTTTCTTTAAGTTGTTCATAACTATTGCTCATCAATGTTTGCTGTGTGGATGTTTGTATATTCACATCATCAAGTATGGCATTGATGTCCGTGACCCCTTGTTTTCCGGTCCAACTAGTAGGACTGCTGAGTATGCTTACTGCATTAGCTGGATCTTGTTTTACTTGATCTGCGATACCCGGTTTAATCAATCCTGCCACTTGTAATTGCTCTGCTGTGAGGCCATAGGTGCCCAGCCCTTTGGTTGCTGTTATTACGTTAGCGGACTGATCGACTGTGGCCGCAGTGGTTGCCACTAATCCTTGAATCTGTGCCTGTGAAACATCACCAATGCTCTGAGACCCTACACCAGTATTAAGAAATTCACTCACATTGATTTTTGTTGCCGGAACTATGCCAATTTGATTGGGCAGCTTGGTGTTATTACCAATTTCGGCAGCAAGGGCAACTGCTTGTGGTCCAATCTGTGCAGGTGCTGTGGCCAATCCGCCCTCGGTCTGTGTCACAGCATTTAACAATCCACCAACAGGAATTCCTATCAATCCACCGGTGTTGTATTGTTGATTGAATATGGCCAATGCTTGGTCGTAGGTAGCTCCCGGCGGTCCTTGAACTTGAAACGCCAGACCAGCTGAGTTGGTGAATGTAAAACTGCTCATGCTTTTCTAATTATGCTCCAATCTGTGGGCACAGGTGTAGCCTCCGGTGGCGGTGTCGGCGTGCCATCGGACAAGTTAACTGTGTTCGGCACGCCCTGATTATGATATGGATATGGTTCGTGAGTAGGTGCTCGTGTCACGATACTTTCTAATCCTTGATCTTGTATCTGCCACCCGGTGCTGCTGTTAAATCCAGTGTCAGGCATCTTTGTTGTAGGGTATAGTCTGGGTTTAGGAACCTGAAGACCTGCTCGGCCGTTTAGATCTATCCTGCCTGCATTCAACTTCATTGCGCTACCGCTGTTCCAGGACCCCGATGTGCTTTGCATGGCTAATGTGCCATCGCTGAGCACTCCTATTACTTTTTCACTATACAGTGACAGCGAACCTTGGCTGGCTATCTGCATGGTTGTAGTTGCTCCGATATTTGTAGCAGCATTTGATTTCATGTTGATATTGCGTCCGGCAAACATGTTGATGTCTTTGTCGGCATGCAAATTGATAGTGCCCTCAGTTCTTACATTTACTGAGTTAGTGGAATACACATCCACTGTGCCTTCTGCACCTAATT